GCCAACAGTATTTCGTACCTTTGATATCAATAAAATCGTATTTCGGCGTGCCGAGGTTTCGATGATTGCTGGTACTCCTGGCGCTGGTAAGTCTTCCGTTGCTTTAGCCATTGCACTTCGTGCAAAGGTTCCAACATTATACGTGAGTGCTGATACTAATGCTCACACTATGGCTATGCGCCTGCTGTCTATGATTACTAGCAAGCCTCAAACTGATGCAGAACACATGCTTGAGTTTGATGTTGCTGGTAGTCGCAAGACCATTAACGAAAACTCGGGGCATATCTTTTGGTCATTTGAGTCAAGCCCAACGCTTGATGACCTTGACCAAGAGGTATCTGCTTTCGAGGAGTTGTGGGGCTGTTCGCCAACTCTCATTGTTGTTGATAACCTTATGGATATTTCCAACGATGGCGGAGAAGAGTTTGCAAATATGCGTTCAACTCTAAAAGAACTCAAGTACCTCGCAAGAGATACTAACGCTGCTGTTTTAGTACTTCATCATACGAAGGAGTCCTATACAGGTACACCGTGCCAACCACGCTCTGCTTTGCAGGGTATGGTTGCACAGTTACCTGCTCTTATCTGTACCGTGGGTACTGATGCCCCTGGCTTTATTGCCATAGCACCAGTGAAGAATCGGTATGGAAAGGCAGACCCATCAGGCAATACTGCCTATTGGTTGAACTTTAATCCTGAATACATGGATGTCTCTGACATCGCTGAGAGGTTAAAATGAGTATATTTGAACCCATAGTTCCTGACCCTAATTGGGGTCTTCCTACAGTAGACGTAGACCCAGAGGAATGGGAAGATGATGACTAAACATATAACAGAACTAAAACCAGATTATACAAGGGCGATGGATATACGTGGTGTACCTACCAGTATATGCATCTGTGGGAGTTTCATATGGAACCTGAAAGCATCATTTGATGAATACGGTAGCATAAGTATGTATTTTCTAGATATGGAGTGTGCTGACTGTGGAACGCAGGCAACCGCGCCAATTGAGGAGTAATAATGAAACTGACAACATACACTTGGATAATGGCTGCTGTAGTCTTTGCGGGAACTTTACCCCACGCTGTGGGTGCGATGTTCCTACAAGGACAAATGCGGGCAATCGACGCAACAGCATCATGCAAAAATCTAAGTTACGTACCAATATCGGAGATGAAACGACTAGCAAAGCGAATCGCTAAGAACCGAGTAATGACAACGTACAACAGTAAATACGAGTGGAAAGCACTCTTTACTTTGTGGGACAAGGAATCTCGCTGGGATTATACAGCGAAGAACCCCCACTCAACCGCCTATGGAATCCCTCAGATATTAAATATGGATGAGAAGACTCCTATGGCACGTCAGATTGATTTAGGATTAAAATATATACAGGCTCGTTACGATACCCCTTCAAAGGCATTAGCCTTTCATAATCGTTACGGCTGGTATTAAATAATGGGTGGTCGCGCTGCCAAGGCTAAGGGTGCAGGAGCCGAACGAGATGTAGTAAAATACCTCAAGGAATGGTTTCCATATGTAGACCGTAGACTTGCTGGCGCGACACTCGATAAAGGTGATATCTCTGGGATTCCTGGAGTTACCATTGAGATAAAGAACCATGCCAAGATGGATTTGGCTGGTTGGACAGAAGAGTTGATAGTCGAGATGACTAACGACAAGGCGTGGACAGGTGTAGTCGTGCACAAGCGAAAGGGACGGGGTAATCCTGGAGATTGGTATGCGACTATGCCTGTACATGTATGGGTAGAACTTCTTAAAAAAGTATTGGATAAACGATGAAGTATGATAAACCCGATATAGCAGTTATTTTAGAATACTATGGCGCTACTGTCCCAATCCGACGTGGTTGGTTTAGCATGAAGTGTCCATTCCATAATGATAGTCATGCATCTGCATCAGCAACGAGAGACGATAACGCTTTCTGTTGTTTTGCTTGTCAGATGAAAGGCGATGGTTATGCTATAATTATGCAGAAAGAAGGAGTTCAATTCCGTGAAGCAATCAATATCGCAGAGGGAATCTTTAACCAAAGCGGCAAAGTTCTACCACAGCGCTCTACACGAGGCGGAGGACTATCTCGCAGAGCGGGGTCTAACTCTAGAGCAGGCAACTCGCGCTCGATTGGGCGTCGTGCTAGAGCCACTGACGGGGCATGAGAACTATGTCAACAGACTTGCGATTCCGTACATCACGCGTTCAGGGGTGGTTGACCTTAGATTCCGTTCCATGGATTTATCGGAGCCAAAGTATATGGGGCTTACGGGTGCGACTACCCATCTCTATAACGTTAGTGCGTTCTTCAAAGCCTCCTCATATATATCTATCTGTGAGGGTGAAATCGATACGATTACGCTCGATAATGCTTGTGGCATACCTGCGGTGGGTGTCCCAGGAGTCAACAACTGGAAGAAACACTACACGCGGTTACTTGCAGACTTTGATAAGGTATTTCTTTTTGCTGATGGCGATAGCGCTGGTACTGATTTCGCTAAACATCTTGCCAAAGAACTAGGGAATCTAGTGGTGGTGCAGATGCCTGATGGTGAGGATGTAAACAGCATGTATTTAAAATATGGTGTAGAATATTTTCAACAGAAGATTGGAAGTGTTGTCGATGTTGTTTCCTGATAAAGATGGTTTAGTCCACTGCGAGACTGCAGATTGTGACTACAAGACCACCGACCTGTTTGATTTCCTAGACCATGCTGGTGTTGAGTTTACATGGGATGTAAGAGTCACACCTAAATATTCATTTGATTTATTTCAATTCTTGCAGACTGTATCTGACATGATAGACCATGCTGATATAGAAGAAGCCTATCAGGTGGTGCAGGACACAGCGTTCCTTTTCGTCAACGCGTCTAGTGATGAACTAGATGACTTCATTGAGGAGTCAATTGTTGCAGAAGAGGCAGACATGGGGATTAGAAACATCGAGAGGATGTTAAAAGAGAATGGACAAGGATGACATGGGTGCTGTAAAAGCAGTGCTGTACAATGGTTTTAACGTATCTGACATGGATGAACATGAACCAGACCAGTTGGAATTAGATATCTGGGCTATATCAGATGAGTTAAATAATCTTCTACTGTCCAAACATAAGGATTATGGTCCTAAGAATATCTCTCAGGCTCCTGGCGGTGCTATCAATGGGCTACGTGTACGCATGTGGGACAAGATGGCTCGTATCAATAACCTGTTAGACAGCAATCGTCACGACACACCCGCACACGAATCCCTCGAGGATTCCTTTAGAGATTTAGCAAACTATGCTATCATTTCCATACTCGTACTGAAAGGTAAATGGCCAACAGAATGAAAATCTTTGGACCCTATAAAGGCAGCAAACAAAATGGTGGGAGACCAATCTATGTTTTCAAACGTAAACAAAAAGATGGCACAACCGTTACTACTTCTAGCAACAAGGCTCGCGTGGATTTTGAAAAAGCCACAGGAAAAACCTTATCAAGAAAAACAGATGTAGACCATAAAGATAATGGTGGTCGTGCTGGTCACGATGGCAGGGGTAATCTCCAAGCCATGACGCACTCGGCTAATGTTGCTAAAGAAAATAAGCGACGCGCAGGTAAACCTGCTGTGAAGAAAGCGACGAAAAAGAAGCCATGAAAAATATAGTTTGTATATCCGACTTGCAGGTTCCATATCATGATGTAGAAGCCACGAAGGCTGTGGCTAAGTTTATCCAATGGTATCAACCTGAGACAGTCGTCTCTTGTGGAGACGAGATGGATATGCAGACGATTAGTAAGTGGAGCAAGGGTACTGAACTAGAGTATGAACGCTCTATTGGTCGTGACCGTGACCTTACACGCAGTGTGCTGTATGACTTAACAATTGAGCACATGGTGCGCAGTAACCATACTGACCGCTTGTTTAATACTGTGGCTATGAGAGTGCCAGGACTTCTTGGTTTGCCTGAGTTACAGTTAGAAAACTTTCTTGGTCTTGATGAACTTGAGATTAAATATCATACTGACCCATACGAACTAGCCCCTGGCTGGTTGCTTATGCATGGTGATGAAGGAAACGTACAGCCTAGTGCTGGCGCTACTGCATTGGGCTTAGCAAAGCGTTCAGGTATGTCTGTGGTGTGTGGTCACACGCATCGCATGGGCTTAACACATCAGACTCAAACATATCGTGGTGGTAAGCCACGTACCATTTGGGGCATGGAACTTGGTAATCTTATGGATTACCGTAACGCAAAGTATATCAAGGCTGGGCTATTCACATGGCAACAAGGCTTTGGCATCTTGCATGTAGATGGTAAGAATGTAACCCCACAGATAGTACCTATCATCAATCAGTCATTCACTGTTGATGGGAAAACTTTTAAGTGGTAGTTACTGAAACATATGCTGGCGTTGTTGGTGCTATAGCCTACGAGTATTCTCGCAAGTACCACATGTGTGATGCTGATGATATTCGTCAGGAACTATGGGTATGGTTTCTTGAGCATCCAAATAAAGTTAAGACATGGGAAGAGTTAGAGGGCAAGCAGTCTATTAAACTGATTGCTAGGTCTCTTCGTAATGCTGCTAAAGATTATTGCCAAAGGGAAAAGGCGCGTGTTGTAGGCTACAAGGTAGAAGACAACTACTATTATGACCGTGAGGTTGTAGAGGTATTGCTACCAGCAGTACTACGCAAGGACAAGACAGCACCAGCCATGACAGATTTAGGATTTACCAATAGCAAGAAGGTTGCTTCCGAAGGTGGTAATTGGTTTGCCATGATGGCTGACATTGAGAGGGCATTGGCTCGTTTGACTCATGAACAGTTAACTATCATTTACCTGCGTTTTGGCGACGGATGTGATAATGTTACCTTGGCTAAGGAATTGTCAGTGACTGAAGATGCTGCGCGTATGCGCGTCAATCGTGCAGTCAACAACTTACTTAACTTTCTTGGTGGGCAACGCCCACGCAAGGAACGAGACTATACAGAGGAGCGGGTCAATGAGCAGAATAATGAAGATAGACGAAGTGATTCTGACACACCAGAAGTTAGAGACACTGATGAAGGACAAGACTTGGACTGATAAGTTATCAGATGAGGATGTTATATTCCTTGGTGATGTTGAGGTCATGTCTGCCAATCTCATCAGTCAGGTTTATATTTTCATAGACTTGTTCCACCAGTATGTAGACCTTATTCAGAGTGCTGCTATCTTTAGTCCAGACTTTACTGAGCCAAAAGAAAATGACGCCAATGTCTATCCAACACAAACTTTCGCTACCGCGAGTCCGACCCCTGCCATGGGCGGTAATCGTGCAGAACGCAGGGCGCAAGAGAAACCAAAAAAGAAAACTCCATTTGATGTTGTTCAAGGAAAAAAATAATGATATGTGATAAATGTACCGCAGCAGGTATGGCTAATAAGAACGGCGATTTATACTGGGCTATTGGATTGCATGACCAGTGTAAGGGTTGTTACTGCCAGCATAAGACAGGCACTGGCTGGATTAAGGCATAGAAAAACCCCCCACCCAATTACGGGCAGGGGGCTGTTAGGATTCCTAACGGCTAATAGTCACGCACCATGTTAGTAACCACTAACACATTATGCGATTCTATTATACCGATAATATAGTCCTTGATATCTTCTTCCGATAACGGTTCTATATCAGTTTCTTGTTCGACTGTGATACTAAAGGTCGTCATACATCTCCTCTAGCGTATCGTATACAGACTCGGCACATGTACAGTCATCGTCTGATTCCTCACATGTATCGCAGTCTTGATTATTTCCTATTGCTACATCATCTTCTAAGCGTGGCTCGGTCATGCAACTTCGACCCACTGTGAAGCAACGCGTAAGAGATTATCATAATCCCCACTCATTGACTCCTGTTGATACTGTGCTATCTCATCGGGAGTTGCACCAGCCAGTTGTAGTGCTATCTTAACTTCTGACATGATAGCAAAGGCGTTGCCGTCTCTGCCAGACAGTTGTACTTCTATATCGTATTTTGGCATGTTTTTTCTTTCTGTTCGGGTGTTAGGATTCCTAACGGAGTGCTAGGAATATTATGAAACTAACTGCGCCCACAGTTGCAAGCACAGTCCATAGCATGAGCGTAAGTTGCTCCGATACACTTCCTACGAAGTGGTCATAGTCATCATCGCTCATCATGCAGCCCCTCTATAGGAGTAAGTCATCTCCCATGAGATGGGCTTTATACCTAGTGCCTTTTGCATGGCACTCCTCTCGTGTCTATCTGTGTTGCCCCATATTCCCACAAGACCATGGAATTGTAAAGAATATTCTAAACATTCTTTTTTTATAGGACAACCTTCACAGATATTGCGAGCAGTCTTAGCCTCGTAAGTATAAGACCATTTCGTGCGACCCGACATCTCATTCGGAAACCACCACTCAGGGTCATAGTGAGTGCAGTCTCCATAAGCAGAGAACTTCGGGACATCGTTGCTGATAGTCATAAGCCTAGACCTCCGCTTGGGGCGTTAGGAATCCTAACGCCACCAAACTTAGCCCAAGCACATGAGTTACAGTAGAAGTCTGCGTTGTCATGCTCAAGTACAAGGATTGCACCTAAACATTTACAACATAACGCTTCTTTATATTTATTCATTGTCTACTTTCTCTAACGGGAGTTGCCCCGCTAGTTCCTGATACTCCGTGGCTCGGAGCATTAGTCGTGCATGGTTGGTTGTATCTCCCTGCGATAATGCAATCTGTGCATCATGCAGGAATAGTTCAGCCCTCTTGCCATAGTAGTATGGCGTAGGTGGTACGGGCTTATGATTCTTCATCATTCCCCGATTCTACCACCGCCATGACAGCATTGACAACTTTCTCAAGTGTGCTTTCTCGCATGTAGATTGGCTCTTGCTCGATAGAGTAAGTGAGACCAGCATTGACGATTGCTCGTGCTATGTCCTCGCGGTTCACCAGTTCCACCCACCTTGCTTAGCCCACCACTTGGCGTCATCTTTATTGCCCTTGTAGCACAGGTCATCAGACATGTAAGCAGAACAGTCATAGCATGAGCCACACTGTGGGCAGTAGTCATCACCGAGACCGCTATCCCATAGTTGGTATTCATCTATCACGAGTTCGCATACCTTGCACTCGTAGAAAACTTCCGCTTCCTCATCATCGTGCTTGGTTAGGAATCCTAACGGTTGCGTTGAGTACCACTTGTGGTCTCCACTGTATGTATAAGGCTTAGGCAGATAGCATGTGTCATTAGACCACCACACATTAGAGTCATCGCGCCAGCCCTTGTCCTCATGGAATAGATAGCACTGGAACTTAGCGTCAGGGTGTACTGTAAGTACACATATCTTAGACCCAGTGGTGAAGTCCTCGATAAGATTCTGTACCTGTGGATTATCTAATGAGGCTACGCCACCAATGGCAGGTAGCAAATCCTCTGCAAAGATACGCGTATCACTACGGTCATCGCCTTGAGGTTCAATGATAGGAAGGATTCCATTGTGAGCGAGATAGGTTTTTCTATCTCCACCTACTCTGAAAGGGTGGCAGTTTTCTACACTTGTAGTGCCATGAGTTGCGAACCTTGCATGCCATAGGGCATAGCCTTCGGGGTGCAGTGCTCGCATTTGCAGGAAGCGGTTGATAGAAGTATCCGCGTTCATGGTGCGTTCAGCGTGGATACGCTTCTCGCTTGGGATAACAATAGCAAACCCGAATCCGTGGGGATTATTGAGAGCAGAGTTTTCTAACATCTCGCGTGACGGAATTACATTGGGTGGTACTACGCATAACATACACATTGGCTTGCTCGTTTCTGTTAGGAATCCTAACGGTTAGTTGTATGAATCATCAGAGGTAGTATCATTGGCGAACGATTCGCCCATGATTGTTACTAGGTTTGGATATAGTTCCGCATTGGCTGCGACATATCCTGTGAACTTGAGCCATGACAGAGCATGATTCTTGGTGGTTACTTTGATGTCTCGTGTGTATTCCACTGAAGCATGCACGAACTCGATAGCAGATAGCACACGCTCCTTGCGCAGTGAACCCTTAAACACGCGGATTTCTATGGTGTCATCGTTCTCGGTGTTGATAGCAGAGAACCTACCATTTGACTGGTATCCATTTTTAATCTTGCGTAGCAGTTGTCCCTTGTCATTGAAACTAGCATAGCGGTCACTTGACCGACCCGATATGCGTTCCACTTGGCGTTGATTATCGTAGATGAGTTTCATAAACCGAAGTTCGTGAGACTGGCGCTGGAGAATCATCTGTGAGCGCATGTTGTTGGATACATTGAGTCTCCATGGGTCGCCATTACCAAAAGCGGTACGCGATACATGGACATGGATACCGCAAGTGGTGGTATTCCATGACCGATAACCATCTCGCTTGAGTTTATCTAACACGCCCCAGTTAAAGTCAGTTTGATATTTTTCTAGGGTGTGTGGGTGAGTGACAATCTCGAAGCCATCATCGAGAGAGCCATCTTCTTTCATGTAGGCATGACCGCCCAATGTATTCTGCACCAGCATAGCCCCATCGTAGCGACCATTACCACGAGCCTCGACTTCTAACTCAAAGCCGAAGTGGTACTTGCCTTCTCCAAAGAAGAAAGGGCTAGGTCTGTAGGAATACGAGTGAATAAGAGCCGAGTCATCGTCTCCGTCTCCTTCGCAATCATGGTCGTCATCACCCCATCGCATCTCACCGCAATCGTTGCAACTGAAGACATTGTTATCGTAACAGGCGTGACAATACTTTTCATTGTCCCACCATACGGTGTTGTCATCGTGTGTGTAGTGCTCACACGCAGGACACTGATAGTAGTCCGCATTGTCATTTTCCTCCCAAAACTGTGTGCTACAGGTATCACAGTAATCATTTCCCTCGATAAGTGTAACATCACTGAATAGATTGTTAGAAAATGTATATGTATTGCGCCAGTTTCTATTCTGAGCAATGGCAAATCTTAGGTCACACTTGCCACATAACTTTCTGCTGCAAGTAAGATGTGTTCTAAGTTCTGTTGTGCTATCGCCTAGATATGCTGTGGTGAGTTTCCATTGCATAGAATCTTCAAGTGCTGGCAGTTCACATACCTGACATTTAGGTAGTGGATAATCTAGTATTGGATAGGTCTCGCTGTTAGGAATCCTAACGCCTTCCAAATCTGTGTAGTTATCGTGACATTTAAGGCACATCTCGCGTCTCGTATATGACTCCACGAAAATATGGTTAGGGCAATAACACATGTCACACAGACGCATGGCTAGATAGCCATACCCTGTAGGCTTTGATAGTTCAGTCATTATGCTACCTTCTTTTCTCCTGTGCAAAAGCCACAGGCTAGTTGGTGTCCATCTCCAAGATTATGGAGACGAGTAGCGTCAGGTACGCCACATGAGCGAAAGAGCAGACAGGCGAACTCATCGTCTGTCAGACCTGCTTGGTTGTTAGGCATGGTTATTTACCCCCCAAATTTGAGAGTCTAGCAACTCTTCCATTTTCTTGATTTCTTTCTCGTTGATTAGATGTGACTCACCAAGACGCTTGAGAGTGTCAAGATAAGCACTGATAGTCATGGCTTCATTTCTTGTGAGTGTGACTGTATTGGTTGCCATGTTAGTTGTTAACCTTGTTGGCTAAATAAGCCTTGCGGTACTCATCGCGTGAGCGAGTGAGTCGGGCATTGGCTAGTGCTGTGGTAATGACCAGCGTTGATGATACTACTAGCGCGATTATTACTGCGAGCATATCTCCAGTTGTAATGTACATATAACTACCTTTCGGGTGTTGTTAGGAATCCTAACAGTGTGAGTACAGAGTTGTACCCACTGGTACTATTATAGGTGATGTAGGTCATAGAACCAAATCTGCCTAGTCCCCGCCGATGGCTAGAGTTATCAACTCGCGCCGACGGCTGGCTTCCTGACCCCGACACAAACTAACCGACACAAACTAAAAACATTTTTTTCGCTTGGTCGGTTAGGAATCCTAACCCGACACGCCATGTCTGCTGTACCACCAACACAAACTTTTCCGCGCCCCCATGAAAATGGATCACGCGCTCCAACCCTGGTCCCCCGCAGCTCCGAACTCGATCCGTTTTCGGACATGAGAAAACCCCCCACCGCCGAAGCGATAGGGGGCTGACTCGTTACGCGTTATGCGCTGACAGGGTGGTCTGCCTTTGACTTTGCGAGTTCACCCTTTGAGAAGGTGACCGCCTGTGAAATACACTTTGCGAAAGTCTCACCGAGTGCAATCGCTTCAGGTGTGTCGAGAGTGACATCTTCCAATTCTTGCCACAATCCGAACGCCATCGAGAGAATCGCAAACGCAGTGACTTCACCCTCAATAGGTGCTTTCTTTGACTTCTTGCCCTTGCCCTCAGGAGCGTTGGCTTTCTTTTCTGCCTCAGCCTTGCGTGTGGCAATCGAGAATTCGCCCCATGAAGTGACGCGAGCCACGAGAGCGAGAGCGCCCTCTTTCTTGAGTGTGCGCTGTGCGATAGCGACCTCTTTCATGAAGTCCGCAACCGCCACAGAATCAGAACCCTTGAGAGAGAGACAGGTGTTCGCTAATCCGAAATAGTTAGCGTAAGCGGGGCGAATCGCAGAAATCGCGCCAGCCTTTGATGCCTCGGTAAGCGTTGCGAACAAGTCGCGTGCAGGTGTCTTGTGAGCCTTACCGATGAAGGAACGAATCGCAGACTCGTTGCCTGAAACAATGGCTTGGTAATCCTTCACGAGTGAAGCGATGACTTTGCCTTCGACCTTTGGTGCCTTTGGTGCTGTTGTCATTTTCTTTGCTTTCTATCGCCGAGAACATTTGCCCCAGTTCGATAGGAGTATTATTGCACAGAATCCCGAAAGAATCAAATCTCCCGAATAGGCTCATGTTAGGAATCCTAACGGGGAATCCCACGCTCAAAGACCCATGCAGATAGTCCGCCAACACAAACCA